CGGCTCCGGAGTGGGGATAGTCGGCGCGCTCCGCGCTCTCGCGCGGGATCTGCGAACACACGGCCGTAAACTTCGCGCCGGGCGCGTCGGTCCTCTCAATTACGATCGTGATCGTGTACGTCGGCTCGCTCATTCGATCGGGGCCACTCCGAGAACGCATCCGCAGGTGGCACAGCAGTACACGGTCGGCGCGTGGGGATTCTTCAGCGCGGCTAACTGCTCGACGGTGCTATAGCACTCCGGGCAGTGCGGGCGCTTCATCTGCGAAACGTGGCTCCGCTCGTCGAGCGTAACTTCCGCGTGCTTCTCGAGCTCGCGCGCGTCCGCGATCGGCGTCTCGCTGAATGAAATGTAAAGGTCCAGTCGCTCGGGGATTCCATCCGGAAACATATCCTCGATCCGCTTTAGGATCGGGTCTCCGGCCTTGAGGCGCTCGAGGTTTCCGGGCTCGAGTCGGAGCTCGAGAAAGTGGCGGCCGCTCCGTTTTCCGACGAATTGATTCACGCGGCGGCCTCGAATAGCGTCGGCTGCTCGGCCTCGAGTCGTCCGAATTGAGCGGACAACTGCAAACAAAGTTGCTCCGCGCGCTCCGGGTGCACTTCGCGCCATAGCTCCCGAAGCTGGTCCGGGAATGAATACCGCGGGCGGATGGTCCGCTCAATGCGCGCGTGGCATCCGCGGCAAAGGGTAATTAAGAGTCTCCGGACGTTCCGGCCTGGCCGCCGGTGATGCACGATAAGATCCTCGATCGCTCCGCAACACTGGCCGCGGAAACCGTCGCGCTCGAGTACTTCGACGCGGAGGCCGCCGAACTTCTCGCGGCTCAACCGATCGCGGCGCTCGCAGGTGTCGCACTTTCCATTCGCTGTAATTCGGGAGTTTCCGCAACTGCACCAAAGCGCGGTTTGGAGGAGCTCGAGCACTTTCCCCATGATAGGGACTCTGGAGGGGGAGCGGCGGCGCAAGTTTGGGGCCTGGCCGCCTGTTGGTTTGGGTTGCTGCTGGATTGGGAGCTCGCTTCGCTTGTCGAGCCCTACTTTGAAAATACCAGAGGCCGTAAAGCGGGTTACACGTTTTCTTACCAGGTAGGGGGCCGCGGGTTTGGGAAAATGGCTCGCGTGGTTTTCTTACTTGAGGTGATTTGTCCGGATGGACACAAGAACGGCGGCGCGGCCGTCGAGTGGGCCGGATTTGGCGGGCCGCCGGATGCGTGGCTCGAGGAACAACATCGGTTAATGTCGCGCGCTTACCGGGCGCAAGTGCAAGCGGAGGCGAAATGGGGCAAGTGTAAGAAATGCGGCCTCACGTTCGCGGGCGGTCATCGCTGGAAGGTCGGCTCGCGGGCGCTTCACGGCTACACGCTCGCGGAGGCGAAAGCGCGCCTGATTACGGCCGAAGCGGCCTATATCGGTGAGCACCATCCGCCGGAAACGATCCCGCGCGCGTAGCCGATCGGGCGGGCCTGGCGACTATCTCAACGTGACGAAGAAAGAAGCGCAACAGGCGGCGCTCGCGAAAATGGTCGATGAGCTCGGGGATCTCGAACAGGAGCTCGAGCCCTATAAACCGAAGTTCGCGCGCATCGACCAACTCCGGGCCGCGATCCGCGGAGTCTACGCGCGGGCCGATCCGGGGCGAAGCTATCAACCCGCGGGCGAGCGGTGGATGGTCCTTCTCGGGAAACAGGGGAATCTCTCACTGGTCGATAAACCGCAACTGTTGAAGCTGGTCGGGGCGGCAAAGTTCGCGGATATTGCGACGATCTCGCTCAAGGCGCTTGAGGAGAAATGTACTCCGGACGTGCTCGGGGCCGTCGTCTCGCTGGAACAAATCGGGCCGCGGATGATAACGATCGTTCCGGCTCCGGCGGCCGCGGAGGAGTAATCCGGCGGCGACGATCCGCGGCGCGCGTGTACTTCTCGATAGGCGGGCGGATGAAGAAAGCGAACCTCGAGCGGCGACAAGCGGAGATGAAAGCGCGGCTCCTGGCGGAGCGGGGCGCTCCGGCTCTCCGTGTGCTCGCGATCCGGGCCTGTGAGACGGAGCGGCCGCTCCGGAAACCGGATTCCGTCGTCGAGCGCGCGGCCTGGCTCGACGCGCATCCGAAACGTTACCGCGAGGGGATCGCGTTCCGCGAGATGGGCCGGAAACTCGCTCGCTACGATCGGGAGCTCCGCCGGGAACGCTACGTAACCGCGATGCTCGGCGTTAAAACGTCCTGGGCGCGCATCCTGGAGGCGGCAAAATACGCGGTTTGCTCCGAAGCGGAGCTCGCCTCCTGATGGATAACGTCGGCGCTATTTTCGCCGGGACGTTTTGCGCGTTCGCGCTCCTGCTGATCGCTCCGCTCGCCGCTCCGGCGGTCTCACGCTTTTTCAAACTTCTTCAAAGTTTCCTCTAACTCCTAGCGTCCATTACCTCGCCGATGGCCGTTCCGGCCGCATCCTCGATCGCGTCGAGTTTCTTCCTGCTGTCCGTGTTCTTCACGAACAGAGGGAGCACAGCGACGGCCGCTCCGAACACTCCGACTAAAATCTTGTGCCACGTCTTCATGCGGAGGTAGTCGCCATTTCCGCGCGTTTGGCGACTACCTCCTCAGATGAAGGTGTGCGGCGGCTCCTCATGGGACAGACAAAGCCCGCGGTTTGCTCGGCTTGGTTAATTGGTATGCGCTCCGCGTGATCCGCGGGAATTTCGAGTTTATGATCCGTGAGGGCCTCCGCCGGGCCTCGATCGAGGAATTTCTTCCGACGTTCACGGTTAAGGCGCGCTGGTCCGATCGGGTGAAAGTGCTCGAGCGGCCGCTCTTTCCCGGATACATCTTCGTGCGGCTCGATCCGGAGCTCGGCGGGATGGCCTCGATCGTGGCCTCGACGCGGGTTCAATTCCTTCCGTCGAATCTGGCTCCGGTGATTGTGGCGGATACCGAAGTCGAAACGCTCGTCAAGCTGTGCGGCTCGGAGCTCCCGCTCATGGCCGCGGAGTATAAGCGGGGGCAAACGGTCACGATTCAGGACGGGCCGCTCGCCGGAGTCTCGGGCGTGGTCTCGCAGGTGCGGAATAAATTCCGGCTTACCGTGAATATCGAGATTTTCAAGCGCGCGGTGGAAGTCGAGCTCGACGCGGCCGCCTGTCACTCATGGCGGTAAAGACTCACAAGAAACGGCGCGGCCTCCCGAAGAAAGGCGCTTTCCTCGCGGCCTACATCCGGACGGCCTCGATCACGAAAGCGGCGCGGGCTGCTCAAGTCGAGCGGCAATTGCACTATCGCTGGCTCGCCGATGATCCCGAGTATCCGAAGCAATTCGAGGGCGCGCAACGTGAGGCGGCGCAAATTCTCGAGGATGAAGCGATCCGGCGCGCGCATGAGGGCGTGCTCGAGCCTCTCGTCTATAAGGGCCGGTTTCAATACCGGCAACGGCCTAAGAAAGACGCGGACGGTCATCCGATCAAGATCGGCGATCGCGTCGTGTACGAAGATTACGGCTCGCCGCTCGCGATCCGAAAGTACTCCGATGGGCTCCTGCAAATGCTCCTCCGCGGCTTCATGCCTCAGAAGTACCGGGAAAACTCCTCCGTCGAGCTCTCGGGGCCTGGCGGCGGCGCGATCCCGGTCTCCGATCCGCGGCTCGCGGAGCTCACCGATGAGGAGCTCGAGACGTTTGTAAACCTGGCGCGGAAACTGGAACCGGCGGCCGAATGACTCCACGATTAACGGCGCTGCTCGAATCCGCGGCAATGGCTTTTATCCTGGGCGCTTGCGTCTTCGTGCTGTGCGCTCTCTCGATCACGTTCGACATTCATCAGACGCGCGTCGATGTGGCGGCCGCGACGGTCGAAACGCGCCGGGAGATTTTGGTCCGGATAGATGCGTTTCGCTGGAAAGCGGACACGGCGCTCGAGATCGCGGCGGCCGCGCGGCTCGACTTGGGGAACCTGCTCACGAAGATACGCGCGCAGGTGAAACAGAGCTCCGAGGAATCGACTCACGCGGCGACGGTGCAAGCGAAAGCGGCGACGATCGCGGTTACAAAGGCGCTCGATAAGACCTCCGAAGCGATTCAAGCGGCCGCCGGTGATTCGCCGGTGAGCGCGCCGGAGGATACCTCGAAAGCTCCGATTACCGTCAACGTGCCTCCTCCGGTCGTGATGAGTCCGGAGAAACCGGCCGGGCCTCCCCAGGTCGAAATTATCCCGCGGCCGGTGAAGCGGCGGCGATGGTTCACGCGCCTCTGGCACTGGTGGTAAATGTCCGAAACCGACGATTACAGGCGCGGGCCTTCGGTCGGGGTCGTGTTGGAGTGGACGCTCAAGCTCGGGCCGGTGCTTCTCGGGGCGACGTTCTGGATCTTCAGCCTATACACGAATCAGTCCGTGATGCTCAAACATGATGAGGGCGTCGATCGGCGGCTCGCGGAAATCGAGAAAGAACGGAACGAACGGGATCGGGCGCTCACGGAACGGCTCGCGAGAATGGACTCCGACATCCGGAGCGTTACGCACGATCTACAGTTTTTCCAGTCGCTACGAAATGGCAAATGAGGCGCGCCACTGGCCGCGGGTGTGCGGGCCGCGGCGGCTGGAACGGGCGCGGCTTGAGGAGTGCGAACCGTTCGACGATCCGGCCGGAGTGCTCGCCGAAGTGCTCCTCGAGATTCTCTTCCAACTCAGGGCAATAAATCAACACATAGGAGCTCTAATGATCGACTCGATTTCAACGCAAACGCAGACACCGGAGCAAAAACTCCGGCGGCATACCGATAACGTCCGGGTGATTCAGAACAACATCGACGGGCAACTCCGGGATTTGAACGTCGGCCTCCAGAACATACAAAACGATCATCCGACGATGGCGCTCGGCGGTCTGTTCACGACTGTCCATCAACTCGACTCGAACTTTCGCGCGCTCCTCGATACGGCGAAAGAAGCGGCCGGAGTGGATACGGAGGAAGTTCCTCCTCCTCCGAAGCTCATCGACACGTCAAGCTCGATGACGAAAGATGGCTCCGCGTTCGCCGGTGAAGCTCCGCATCAGATTCAACCGGACGAAACGGATCAGCCTTTCGCGCAAGCGGGGCCGGAACCGCAACGCGAACCGAACACGCAAGGGCCTCAAAAGCTCACGGTTTAAGGTTTAAGCGATGGCGGGCGGGCCTCCGGATAAACCGATGGATGCGTTCTCGTGTGGGCTTATCGACGATTCGCTCGACGAGTTCAAGCGATGGCTTGACGCGCATCCGGAGGCCTCGCTCGACGAGTTCACCTGGCCGGAAGGTCCGCGGCCGATCGCTCGAGACAATGCGAAAGCGCAACGCACTTAAAAGCAAACGTCGAACCTCAACTCGCGCGCCGGGAAAGTCCTCCTCTGTTCATTCAACTCTGGCGCGTGACTTCGACGGATTTGTTCACACTGGCTCCGGTTTTCTCGCGGCGAGCGATTATCGTCGAATCCGTCGCGAGAATCCGGCCGCCGGGCTCCCCGATTACGATTCACTTCCGCTCTTGAAATCCAATGGTTGACCTCTGGAGTGTCGCGATTTTCCGCTATGCGGCGCGCGGCCGCTTCCTCCGTTTCGGTCATCGTCTCGCGTGTGGCTCGCGCCTGTTTGTCGAGTGCGGGCTTAACTGATCCCGCGGCCGGGCGCTCTGTACAGGGCAATTTTCGGAAGTCGCTGAAAGTGAACGCGATACGAGAATCGAAATTATCTGTACAGGATTTTTGTACTCAAAGTTTGATCGTGTTTTGATCCGCTCTTTCGCTCCGTCTTCGCCTCTCCCAATTCTGCCGATAATGCGGCATCCTGACACCTCCGAATTATTGACATAATGGCCTCGGCCGCTTCCATCGCTAACGCGCGCGCTCTCCTCCCGCGATCGCTCCCTCCGCTCTCGGATCTGGTCTCCGAACAGCGGCGGCGCTCGAGAAACAAGTTCGATCGCATGTTTCCGGATGAGGGGCCGTATCGCCGGGAGCTCTGGCCGAAACACATGCAGGTCGTCCGCTCGACGGCGATCTCGAATCAGGTCGCGTTTATCGCCGGGAACAAGGTCGGAAAGAGCGAGCTCGGCTGTTACTGCCTGGCGGCCTGGCTCACCGGCCGGTATCCGCACTGGTGGGACGGGCGGCGCTTTCCGCGGCCGGTCACGATTTGGGCGGTCGGCGAGAAGAACTCCGTCGTGCGGGATAGCCTTCAATTAAAGCTCCTCGGGCCTCTGAGCGATCTCGGAACGGGTTTGATACCTGGAGACTCGATCGTGCGGGCGACGCGAAAGAGCGGCCTCGCGGACGCGATCGACACGCTCTCGATCCAACACTCGAGCGGCGGGCTCTCCTCGCTGAGATTCAAAAGCTATGAGGAAGGTCGGAAAGCATTTCAGGCTACCGACGTAGATGTTCTTCTGTGCGACGAAGAACCTCCGCTCGAGATTTGGGTCGAGAGTCTCATGCGAACGATGGTTAAGCGCGGCCTGGCGCTCCTCACGTTTACTCCGTTGTCGGGCTGGTCGGATGTGGTGGAAGAGTTCCTCGGAGCGGTCGCGGAGGCGTCCTGATCTCCGCGGGTAGCAGGTTGGAAAGCTCCTCTTTTGCGTCGGCGAATGATCGAATACATCCGCATCCGGGCGTGTGATAAATCGCGTTCTCGAGCTCGTGAATGAGTCCGCGTTTGACGAGAAAGAAAATCAACGTCCAAGTGTCCGGGCTGAGTTCAACCGATAGTTTCTGATCGTCCATGTCAAAGATCACCATACAAGCGGGATGGGATGACGTTCCGCATTTGTCGGAGGAAGCAAAGGCGGAGATGCTCGCCGCTATCCCTCCGTATCAGCGCGATTCACGCTCTCGCGGAATCCCGGATATGGGCTCGGGCGCGGTCTATCCGATCGCTCAGAGTCAATACATCACAGAACGGAGGCCTGATCCGCTCTGGCCGCGCGCGTATGGTCTCGACGTGGGATGGCAGGAAACCGCGGCCGTGTGGCTCGCCTGGGATACGGAGGCCTCGTTTGCGATCGCTTACGACGAGTACTTTCGCGCTCAAGCGGAACCGGCGGTACACGCGGCCGCGATCCGCGCTAAAGGTGACTGGATTCCGGGCGCGGTCGATCCGGCCGCGGTGGCGAGCTCGCAGAAGGACGGCGAGAAACTCATCGAGCAATACATCGAGCTCGGCCTCCGGCTCACACCTGCTGATAACGCAGTCACGGCCGGAACGACGTTAGTTTTCAACCTGCTCTCGACGGGTCAACTCAAGATCGCGGCTCACTGTTCACACCTGCTGAAACAACTCAAGATGTACCGCAGAGACGAGAAAGGCCGCATCGTCAAGAAATTCGATCACGGTCCCGATGCTCTCCGCTATGGCTGCATGAGCGGGCCGCAAGTACGCAGGACGAAACCAGCGAAAGTAAACGTCGATAACTGGCTCCGGCCGAATCTCACCGGCGCGGGATGGGCGGGTTAAGCACTGATGGCAAATGAAATCATGACGGCCTCGGGAATTGTCGAGGAGCTCGACGATCTCGCGTTTATGCGGCGGCGCTTCAAAGACGCGGAGGAAGCGGAAACGCTCGATCGCGTGGCCGCGATGGAGGCGATCGAGTTTTACTTCGGTCATCAATGGTCGGATGAAATCGAACGGCAACGGCGCGCGGACGGGCGGCCGTGTTTCACGCTGAATAAGCTCCCGTCGATCGTGAGGCAAGTCCTCAACGAAGAGTTACAAAATCCGCCTTCGATCGAGATCGCGCCGGAGGGCGACGGCGCGAACGATGACACGGCCGAAGCTCAACAGGGCCTCGCGAAACACGTCGAATTACATTCTCAAGCGGAGCTCGCGTACTCGAACGCTTTCACGTATATGGTGCTCGGGGGCTTCGCCTCCTGGCGCGTGTGCCATGATTACATCCCGCGCTCATTCGATCAAGAGCTCTACATTAAACCGATCTGGAATCCCTTTTCCGTCTATTGGGACCCTTCGGCGCTCGAGCCTGACAAGTCGGACGCGCGTTTCTGTTTCATCGCGCTCGATCTCTCCGCGGATGACTTCCATCAACAGTATCCGGACTCTGAGCTCGCCGGGCTGAAGTCGTTCGAGGGCTTCGGCGATCGCGCGCCGGGGTGGGTATCTCGCGACGGCTGCCGCGTCGTCGAGTACTACTGGATCGAGACGGAGGAGGGCGCGATCGTGCGGCTCACCGATGGCCGCGTGGTCTTCGACGATGAGATTCCGGACGGCGCGCGGATCGCGCTCGACGATGACGGCGAACCGATCCGGAGGAAAGAAACTCGCCGCGTGGCTTATTGCGCGCATAGTAACGGCGTCGAGTGGATTCGCAAAAAAGAGAAGCTACCAACGGATGAGATCCCGGTCGTGACGGTGCTCGGCGAGCGCCTGTATATCGACGGCCGCTTTCGCGTGAAAGGCCTCGTCGCCGATCTCGTCGAAGCGCAGAGGATGTTTAATTACAACTCGAGCGCGATCGCTGAAACGATGGCGCTCGGGGCTAAGGCGAACTGGCTCGCCACGGTGGAACAAATCGAGCCTTTCATGGATTTGTGGGCTCAAGCAAACTCCCGAAACATATCCGTACTTCCGTATCACAACATCCCAGGAGTCAACCCTCCGAACAAGATCACGACGGAACCTCCGATACAGGGCATGAGCGCGGCGCGCGCTCAGAGCGAGTCGGATCTCCGCTCGATCTCCGGAGTCTATGACGCGACGGCGCAATCTCCTACAATGTCGCCGGAGTCCGGGAAAGCGATCCTCGCGCGCCGGTGGCAAACATCGACGGGCTCGGTCAACTGGACGAAACACCTCGCGACCGGAGTCAAGCGAACCGCGGATATTCTGCTGAAGTACTTCCCGGTCATCTATGACACCGGCCGCGTGATGCGGATTACCGGCAAAGATCAGCAACAGAAACAGATCGTCGTCCACGCGGGGCGGCCGGAAACCGTTCCGGCTTACTTGCCGGATGGCGTTCAAAGCGTGATCGACCTCTCGGCCGGGCGCTATAGCTCGACGGTCTCGATAAACAAAAACTACGATTCGATGCAACAGGAAACCGTCCAGATGATGCTCTCGCTCGTCGAGATCAATCCGGCGCTCGCTCCTGTGCTCGCCGATCTCATCGTGTCGGAAATGAATTTCCCGAATAAGAAAGCGTTTGTCGATAGATTGCAGCGCGCCTTACCTCCGGGCCTCCAGGATCAAGGGAAACCGAACGATCCGAACCAACTCGCGGCCTCGAACAGTCAACTGATGCAACAGAATCAGAAACTCATGGCGCAAGTTCAGCAACTCTCGCAAATGGTTCAGATGAAAACCGTCGAGGGGCAATCGCGCGAACGGGTCGAAGCGATGAAGCTCCGGGCCGTTCAAATCTCGGCCGCGGCGCGGACGGATGCGGAGCGGGTCAAGGCGCAAGCGGCGATACTGACGCGGGCCGCGGATCAACACTTCACGGCCGTACACGATCACGCGCTCGCGGATAAGGCTCACATACACGATGTAATGCTCTCGAGCCATCAACGCGCGATCGCGCCTCCTCCGGCTCCGGATCAACCGACACAATGAACCGCGACGCATTTCTCGCGGATCTGATCCGCGATGAGAACAACGTTCTATTTTGCTATGACGACGCGACGGCCTCGCCGGTCGTGCCTGGCTATCGCCTCAAAGGGCATCCGACGATCGGGATCGGGCGCGCGCTCGACGTTCATGGAATCAGCGGCTCGGAGTCGGTGTATCTCGCAAAGAACGATATACAGCGAGTCGAGCTCGATCTCGCCTCGCGGCTCCCGTCCTGGTCCGCGCTCGACGATCCGCGTCAACGTGTCATCGCAAATATCGCCTTTAACGCAGGAGTCGAGGGCGCTCTCCAGTTCCGAAACATGCTCGCCGCGATCGCGACGGGCGACTATCATCTCGCGGCCGTCCATCTTCAGGACTCGAAACTGAACGGGCAAGCGGCCGCGCGCGTGGCGCGCCTGGTCGCGCTCCTTCAGTCGCCGCGCATCTCTCAAGTTTGAACGCTCCGCTCGGAGTGTGAAAAGGCATCCCGGCTGCCTCTCGCCGGAGACTCACCAAAGGTTTAACCAATGGCAGATACAGCAGTACAACCCGCGCTCGATGCTCCTGATCTACCTCTCACCGACTACCGCGCTATGCGTGAGGGTCGCGAAGTGGCGAAAGTTGCGATCGAGGAAAAACCAAACTCCGAAGCGCCTCCGGCCGCCGATCCTCCGGCCGCCGGTGAAGCTGGAACCGCTACCGAATCGGAAACGGTGGATGAAAATGTCGAGGAGCGAACCTCCGAAGACGGTCAAGGTCAAGGCGACAAACCTCCCGCGAAGCGCGGGTTAGTGGATGAAGTTGTAAAGCTACGGCGCGAGAATCGCGAACTCAAAACTCGGATCGCTCCTCCTCCGCAGGTGCAACAGACACCGGCTCCGCCGGTCGAAGCTGCGAAACCGGCGGCGGCGGCCGCGGATGATCTGGAACCGGATGTAAACAAGTACTCGGATTACAACAAGTACTTAGGCGATCTGGTCGGCTGGCAAACTCGGCAAACGTTGAAACAGGAGCGGGCGAAAGAGTCCGAACGTGTGCAACGCGAACAGGTCGAACGCGCGGAGCGGTCAAAGGTCGAAACCTGGCAGGGGCGATTAGCTTCGGCCGCGGAGAAACCGGAGCTCGCGAACTTTCAGGAAGTAGCTTTTAAGCCATCGCTACCCGTATCAAAAACGATGGGCGACGCGATCATGGTCTCGGAAGTGGGTCCGGAGATTCTCTATCATCTCGGCTCGCATCCGGACGTGGCCGCTCGCATATCGAAGCTCGATCCGATCTCACAGATTAAAGAGATCGGGAAACTCGAGCTCACGCTCTCGCCGGAGGGCGCGTCGTCAACGGCTACCGTTACTGACGAAGAACCTCCCCAAAAACAAGCCATCAGCAAAGCTCCTCCGCCGATCCCGCGGCCGAACGGCTCACCGGGAAAACCGAATCCGGCTAGGAACCTCGAAAGCATTTCTCAGGCTGAGTATCGGGCGCTCCGCGAATCCGGAAAGCTCCGCTGAATTACCGGCCGCGGCTCGCGCGGCATCCCTTAAAATCACTTGGCTAATACCATTCTGACGCCCACGATGATTACTCGTGAGGCGCTCATGCTGTTGGAAAATTCGCTCACTTTCACCAAACAAGTGAAGCGGAAATATGATGATCGCTTTGCGGTCTCGGGCGCTAAGATCGGCGCGACAATCAACCTCCGGATACCGCCTGTTTTCGCGGTCTCCTCGGGGCCTAACCTCTCAATCCAGAACTACACCGAAACGCAATTTCCGTTGACTGTCAATCAACAGAAACACATCGACGTTTCGTTTTCGAGCGCGGAGCTCACGCTCTCGATTCAGGACTTCTCGGAGCGCGTTCTCGCTCCGCAAATTGCACAATTAGCCAATCAAGTCGATCAGGACGGACTCGCTCAGTACGTCAACATTTACAAGTCTGTCGGCATCCCTGGAACGGCTAACACGACGTTTGCTCCGTTCCTGGCCGCGGGTGTGGCGCTCGATAACTCGAGCACTCCGCGCGACGGTCAACGCGCGATCATCCTCTCTCCGCAGGGTCAAGCGGACGCGGTTGGAGGCCAATTCGCGACGAGTTTCAACGATCAGGATACGGTCGGGAAGCAGTACATCAACGGCACGATGGGTAAGGCTTTGGGCTTCAAGTGGGGCATGGATCAGAACGTGAACACTTTGACGGTCGGGCCTATGGGCGGGACTCCGGTCGTTTCCGGCGCGGGTCAAACCGGCGCGACGCTCACGGTTTCGGGCTGGACGGCCGCGGCCGCGTCTCGGCTGCTCGGCGGTGAAACCTTCACGCTTCCGCTCGTCTATGAAATCAACCCGATGAGCAAACAGAACACGGGAAAACTCCTGTCGTTCACAGTTACCGGGCCGGTCTCGAGCGATGGCTCGGGTAATGCCTCGATTCCGATCTCTCCCGCGATCACGACGACGGGAACCGGGCAGAACGCGAGTAACTCTCCGGCAAACTCGGCGGCGCTCACCTTTACGAGTGGCGCGGCTAACGCTGTAACTCCGGTGGGCCTGGCTTTCCATCGCGACGCTTTCGCATTTGCGACGGTCGATCTCGAAGACGTTTCAAAGTATGGAGCATGGGGCGCTCGAGTTTCCGACGATCAACTCGGCATCTCCATGCGCGCCGTCAGACAGTACGCTATCGGGTCTGACACCGTTCCTTGTCGCCTGGATATTTTATATGGATGGGCAACTCCGCGGCCTCAGATGGGCGTTCGCCTGTACGGGTCGAACACTTAGTAACTAACTGAGGGGCTCGGCCGCGGCCGGGCTCCTCGCTCACATTTCAGAGGAGAATTATGGCTGAATTTCAAGAGTTTCCGAAAATGCTCTACCACGATAAGAAAGCTCCGCAGGTGGCGAAAGATGCGGAGCATGAATCGAAGCTCAAAGGGCAGGGCTTCAGAAATCAGGCTCCGTCGCAATTTCCGGAGGAGTCGAGCGAAACCGAAAGCGCGGCCGCCGATCCCGTCGCTCATCAAAACAGCGATCCAACTCGCGAGCCCGCGATCGTCTCTCAGATAGAGCAAGAGAAGACGCGCCTCGCTGGTAATCAAGGCGCGAAAGATCCGGCGGAGCTCGAACAGAACGACGGCGAGGAAGGATTCGAGGAACCGGAAGCGGAACCGGCTCGAGTTCCGAAACCGGCTCCGGTCAAGAGAGCGGGTAAGTAAGCGATGGCGGGCTCGATCTCAGTCCTCGATCTCATAACGGAGGCGCTCTCCATCATGGGCGAGTATGCTCCGGGCGAAGCTCTCGACGCGGCCTCAGTTTCGAGCCTTCTATTCACGCTCGGCGGCGCGATCGACGGGCTCGGCGGCGAACCGCTCGCGATCTACTCAGATGGGATTCTCTCGTACAACACGACGGCCGCGAAACAGAGTTACACGCTCGGGCCGGATGTGGGGAACGATTGGATTACAACGGCCGCGGCTCCCTCTGAGATCGTGCGGATAGGCGTCGTCTCGAACGGGATGGAGCTCCCGATCGAGATCATCAACGCGCAACAGTGGGCCGGGTTCGCGCTCAAGACTCTACAGAGCTCGATCGTAAGCGCGGCCTGGCCTCAGTACGGGGCGGTCTCGCATACGCTCTATTTCTGGCCGGTGCCTTCGACGGTCCTCGCGGTGAAGCTCTACACCTTACAGCAGGTGCCGACGTTCACGGCCTCAACCGATTCGATCGTTCTCCCTCCTGGGTATCAGGAGTTTCTAACCTATGACCTCGTGATTAAATCCGCGTCGAAGTTTGGCGCGGCGCTTCCTGAGTGGGTGCCTCCGGCCTGGCGCGAAGCGCGGACGCGCATCAAAGAGCGAAACTATCAGGCGCTCGAGTCGCGCTGTGATCCCGCGCTCACCGGCCGCGGCCGCGGGCGCGTTCCGGCGGAGCGCCTCAGTTTTTATCGGGGTGACTGATGCGTTTCGATGGCTTCATAGGTCCGTCCTATCAGACTCCGGCCGTCCAGGTCGATGCACAGCGGAGCGTGAACCTGTATCCGGAGTTCATCGCTCCGGATGGCGGCTCCTCGTCGGAGAAAGCTGTCCTCGTGCGGACTCCGGGCCTCCTGCTGCTCAACGATCAGATGGGGCCGGGGGTCGGGCGCGCGCTGTTCTCGGTGAGCGGCCGCGTGTTCGCCATCGTCGCGGATCGTTTCTATGAGATCACGCAAACGGGCGCGGCGCCTCCCTATAGTTACGTGGCGGCGCAACGCGGGACGGTCTCGGCCTCGGGTGCGATCAACCCGCTCCGGATTCAAACCAACGGCGTGCAGCTGCTCATCCTGGGGAGTCTGACGGCGTACCTCTTCAACATGGGAACAAACACGCTCACGAATCTCGGCTTTCTGGGCTTTAACTGGAATCGCTCCGGCCTGGCTGTGGTGGATACGTACTTTGTCGCGGTGAACGCGGACTCAAACCAATTTCAAATCTCCGCTCCTCTCGACGGTTCAACCTGGTCCGCGATCGACTTCGGGAGCACGCAAGAAGCGGACGCGATTGTCGCGCTCGAGGAGCTCCATGGTTACTTGTGGATCTTCGGCGAGAATACGATCGTCGTTTATCAGGACACCGGAAGCGCGAGTTTTCCTTTCCAAAGAGTTCCGGGGAGCAAGATCGAGCAAGGGCTCGGCGCGGCGCTCTCGCTCGTCAAATTGGATAACTCGATTTTCTGGCTCGGCTCGAGCTCGCGCGGTCCTGCCGTTGTCTATCGGGCGGATGGTTTTCTCCCGTCTCGCATTTCGACGCACGCGCTCGAGGCCGCGCTCCAGAGTTACTCGACGGTCTCGGATGCGATCGCTTCGACCTATGAGGAGCGCGGGCATCTGTTCTATCGCCTCGATTTTCCAACGGCGGGCGCGACGTGGGTTTACGACGTGGCGACAAAGGCGTGGCATGAGCGCGGGTACTGGAACACGGCGACGGGCGCTTACGTGGCGCATCCGGGCCGCTACCATGCGTTTTGTTTCGGCCGCCATCTCGTGTTGAGCGCCACGGATGGCAAGCTCTACGATCAATCGCTCGCCTATTACGACGATGCCGGGAATCCGCTCCGCTGGATGCGGCGCGCGCCTCACATCGACGATAAAGCCGGACGGCGAAAACTCTTCTATCGGCGCTTTGAGCTCGTGATGAACACCGGCTTTGACGCGGCTCCGGGCTCGAATCCGCAAGTCTTCCTCCGCTGGTCGAACGATGGCGGCGTTACGTGGTCGGGCGATGAAGGGGCGGCGGCGGCCGCGGGCGCGCTCGGCGACTACTCGCGGCGCGTGATGTGGCGTCAACTCGGCTCGGCGCGCTCGCGCGTGTTTGAGGTAAACGGCGCTGATCCGCTTCCGGATCTCGTTCTCATTGGCGCGGAGCTCCGGATCGACCAAGGCCTGAGCTAATGCCGCTTTCGTATTCCTACGTCAACGGCGCGCCTCCGAAGGAAACGCCACTCACGGACGCGCGCGGCCGCGTCACTGCGCCTTGGTTCGCGTACCTGGTCGGGCTGCAAAAGAGCAATTCCGGGGTAGTCATTGGGGCCGGGGGCCTCGATGTGGACGGCGCAACGATTACCGGCGACGCGGCCTTTGCCGGAATGGTGCTATTCGGCGGCGGGATCAGTTTCACCGATGAAGCCGGGGCGCGCCTGGCGCTCGGCCTCGGGTCCGCGGCGGTCCATGCGGCCTCGGACTTCGACGCGGCCGGGGCTGCTGCTGCCGCACAAGCGGCGGCGATCGCGGCCTCCGATCCGGCGGGCTCGGCGGCGGCGGTGAGCGCGGCCTCGCTCCAGAAAACCTCGAATCTCTCAGACCTGGCGAACGCGGCCACGGCGCGGACGAATCTCGGACTCGGCACAGCGGCGCTGAACAATACGGC